CGCTTTATCAAACGGAAGATACGCACCGCTTTGTACCTCGCCAGAGAAGTATCCAATAGTAGATTCAATAAAAGTATCTGGACTCTTAATTTTACGGTATTCATCGCTATCCCTTCTAAAAAAATAGTTCTTAATCTTATCCTCATCAACAATGAGGTTCTGTACTTTTTCTTCTAATGACATAAGTCGTAGGCCTTTCTCAATCTTTGTGATGCCACCATTAGTCTATCGTGATCTTCTAGTGGTAGCTTTTTCCCATTAGCAATATCTATAGCGGCCAGAGCTACAAGTAATGTTTCATTAGAGATAGATTTTAAAACAGAATAAGGATTAAATGGTTTTGATACTGGCTTGAAGTCACCAATACGTTGAGGCACAATATCATCAAAAGTTAATCCAACAGCACCAAGTATATCATTGGCTGCACATCCTGCAAAGCAATTAATAAGAATTCTACCATCTGGAAGTTCTTTTACCCCTAGCGATGCTGTTCTATCGTCATGGGCTGGGCATATACATTGGTATTCGTCTTTGCCAGACTTGTAAGATTTTTCAAAGTGACCAATAAATTCATAGATATTCATTCTACGTCCTTTATAAAAGTTATCTTCTTATCTTCTCTCTTCTCATATTCTCTCTTCTCATCTTCTCTCTTCTTCTCTCTAGCATACTCCGTATACTCACCGTATATAGAATTGGCTGAGTCGCTTTCAAACCAAGCGTTGAGAGTGATTAACATATTCTGGACAAACTCTTTATCCTTATGCAATCTGAAGCATAGTTTTTTGAGATCTGGAAGTTCACCGTTCTTTTCTGAGGCCAAGCACCAAAGTTCAAAAAGTGTGGCCTTTTGATCTGAACTTAGCTCATGCCAGTCTGGGTCATTAATGATGTCCCTACCGTAAACCTTGAACCAAACCATAGATGTTTTGTTCTTGAAATGCTGAAATTTACTCCAATTGCGTATTCTCATAAATCCTCCGTTATAGTGAGAAAATGGACGTTAGCACAATTTTAAATGATTTGCAAACTATTTTAGTATAATTATTATATAAATATTATATAAATAATGCTTGACATCTTTTACCAAATCTATAATATAACTCTTGTAATACATTTTTAACAACGGAGAATAAAATGACAACAATTAGAGTTTATACAAAAAAAGACAATTTTAAAGTTGGTGCAATTATTGAAGACGCTATTGTAGAAAATCACGAAATAGTAAATACATGGAATTGGACTTGTTGGGGTGCTGGTAAACAACGTAGGGGTAGGGGAGCTTTTAGAACTGTTGAAGATGCTAAAAAAGCACTTTTAAGAGTTTGTGGATATAGTGAGAATGACCTTAACTTTGTTGAAATACAAAAGGAGGTTGCATAATGATATACATTATTGTTCCTGTGGCTGTGTACTCATACGCAGCCTTTATACTTTACGTTGTATTCCCATACTTAATTAAACATTTTGGAGCATAACATGGACGCATTAACAATTTTAAAAAGTTATATAGACGATCTCAAGCACCATGACTGGTACTATAATTTTTCAGATGATCATCAAGCATGGATGCTAGGATCGGCCACAGAAACAAAATTGCTTGAAACAGCAAAGTCTATTGACCCAACTTTTGAAATCTGGAATACAATAGCTCCAGACCAATTTAAGGATGGTAAAAATGGATAGGTTCTTTAGAATTATTACTAACACAAGATTACAAAAAAAGTTTACACAAAAGTTTTATATCGTGGTAAAGTGGTTTGTAGTCATATTTTGGAGTTACTTTATTTATGAATTCATTAGATAAAATTATTGCAGAATTGAAGGCCGCTGCAGATGAGCTAAAGGCCGATAACGATAAAGCGGAGCAAAAAGAAAATGGACGATATACAGTTTTACCAGCAGTACCAGCAGCAAGAGCAGGAACTATTAGAACAACAACAAAAACAAACGGAGGCAAGTGATGTCAACAGCTAAACAAGGTATAGTAAATATTCGTGGTAAAGAATACAAAACGGTTGCACTTCGTGTGCAAGAGTTTCGTGAGCAATTTAAAGATTATGCATTAACAACAGACGTGATCCAGTTAGATCAAGATCAATGTGTTATTAAGGCAACTGTATTAAATGAACTTAATCGTATAGTGGCAACAGGCCTCGCACAAGAATTTAGAAAGGCATCTCAAATCAATGGCACATCTTATGTGGAAAATTGTGAAACTTCTGCTATCGGTAGGGCTTTGGCTTGTCTTGGTATTGGTGGTACTGAGTTTGCTTCAGCTAATGAAGTACTTAATGCTATTCACCAGCAAAACAATCCAGTTGTTGAAAAGATTTCAGATGAGGATCTTGAAGTTATTAAAGGCCAGTTAATCTTATCTCATGAAGCTGGTGAGTTAAAGCAGGCCTTCCATAAGTTAAGTCCATACGCACAAGAAAAGTTGCGTGACTTTGCTAATGATTTAAGAAAAGCTGCATGAGTCATTTAAAAAACAATGCTAGACACAATCGTATTACCGCTAGTAATGCATGGGCTGCGGTTTATGAGAGGCAAAAACTTTGGAGGGACATGACGTTTCGTAGCCCTCCATTTGAAGGTAATGAGGCCACAGAATGGGGTCAACTTTACGAGCCAGTAGCATTGAGTCAGTTTGAAAAAGATATGGATGTTATCTGTGAGTCTGGTAATAAATTAATACTCCATCCAGAGTTGCCATTTGCTGCCAGCCCAGATGCATTCATTGATTCAATTCCAGTTGAGCTGAAGTGTCCCTTTACTCAAGTGGTATACCCAGAGATTCCAGAACGATATTATTTTCAAGTCCAGTTACAGCTTGAAGTATGTGACCAACCATACGCATGGTTTTATGTTTGGACACCAGATGCAACACAAGTAACTAAAGTAGAACGCAATAAAGAATTCATTGAATGGTACACACCGTTAGCATTAGAGTTTTTAAAATCTCTTGAAGATGATGTTGAGCCAGTAAGATGGAAACGTAAGCCAATTTTTATTAAGGAGTAATGTATGGCGGATTATGATAATACCAATACTTTTGTATTGTTTAAGAACGATAAAGGTGACAATCCTAAACGTCCAGACTACACAGGCAATGCTAATGTAGATGGAATTGAATTTAGAATTAGTGGCTGGATTCGTGAAGGTGCTAGTGGCAAGTTCATTAGCGGATCTGTGCAAATGAAAGAGGTTGCAAAGTCTGTAGAAAACAATGAGGATGTCCCTTTTTAGGACACCCTCAATTGGAGTTACTTGTTCATAACGTACATAGTTACTTCAAAACCAAAACGCATTTCAGTAGCTGCTGGAGTTGTCCACATGGTATTAATCCTTAAAGGTTTCTGGCTTATGCCATTAAGTGTGATTATACACCCAGCAGACTATCTGGAATATCAGTAAAACCATGAAAGAGGTCTATGTTTAAGTTTGAGTTTAAGGAGTCCATAAGGGCTGAATTAGCAACAACACCACACGCTAGATTGTTTCATGCAATATTGTTACTGGCTATGAAGGATGCATTAGAAGGGTATAGCACAGAACGTGAAACAGCTATTCGGTGGCTTAATGAACATGACAACGTAGTTAAAGATATCTGTTTAATTTTATCTGGATATGATCAGCAGTACATTCAGAGGATTATAAAAGAGAAAAGATAATGGATATTAATAGCTTAGAATTAGATATTGCGTGTTATGCAACAGCGGTGTATCATGAGGTCAACACTCGTTCTCTAGAGGAAAAGGTAGGGGTCATTAATGTTATTCGCAATAGGTTGCATTCTGGTCGTTGGGGTCGTTCTGTATGCTCTGTCGTTTATGCTAATAATCAGTTCGCTGTGCAGGATGAAACCCACTATCCAGTTAATGAAAAAGCGTATTTGGAAACTAAACTATTGGTTATTGATACGATTGTTTTTAATAAACATCCAAACGTGGTGGCAAATGCTCTGTATTTCCATGATGACTCAATACCGCCAAAGAAAAAATGGTTTGGTCACACCAAGAAAACGCACATAGGCCGCATGGTTTTTTATTGATGAAGCCAATTGCATTTTTAGTAGAAGAGTTTGACAGTACAGGCCAGCTTGTGTGGTCTAGTCTTATGACTTCACAACCAACGTCTTTAGAAATCTCTAAAGATATAAAAAATAAATTACATAATTGGACTATCACTCCACTAATCCCAGATACAAAAAATATTATTAAAGTAACTAACGTTAAAAAGTACGACTCAAAAAAACTTGTGGAGGCACATCTTGGCAACTAAAACAAATTTATTTATTGCAACACCTATGTATGGTGGTTTATGTTATGGCACTTATCTTGAGTCTATGCTGAAACTGCAGGCATGGCTTAACGCTAAAGACATAGAGGCATACTTTTCATTTTTGTATAATGAGAGCCTTATCACTAGAGGCCGCAATACTTTAGTGAATGATTTCTTAAAAGGTGATGCTACACATTTAATGTTTATTGATGCTGACATACAGTTTGAGGCAAAGGATTTATTAAAGATGATTGACTCTGACGTAGAAATTATATGTGGCCTGTACCCTAAAAAAGAAATTAACTGGGGTGGTGTGGCCTATGCTATTGAAAAGAAAGTTCCAGAGGATCAACTAAAGTACTTTACTGGCGAGTATGTAGTAAACATGGTAGGCGATGTTAAGTCACAGTTAGTGCCTTTGGACAAACCATTTGAAATTAAGCATGGCGGTACTGGGTTTATGTTAATTAAACGTGAAGTGTTTGAAAAGTTAAAAGACAAGTGCCCATCTTATACACACAATATGAGTGATGTAAATGATAACTCTGATTTAGGTGACAAGATAACAGAATACTTTGCCACTAGTATAGATGAGCAAAATCATTTATTAAGTGAGGACTATCACTTCTGTAAATTAGCTCGTGATAATGGTATTAAGGTTTGGGGTGCAGCATGGGCTCAACTAGGTCACACAGGTACTTATCAGTTTAGTGGCAGGCTTGTATGATTATTCCTAATAACATGATTAGTCATGTAGGAAAAATATTTCAAGGTGAATATGCTATTGGTGCTATGAAAGAACCATACATTATAGATATTGGTGCTAACGTAGGTGGATTTGCAGTCTGGGCACATGAGTACTTTGATAAGCCAAAGATAGATTGCTATGAGCCTATAAAAGAAAACTATAACCTGTTAAGACAAAATACAGCAGGCACAGATATAGCTATTAGAAACTTTGCTATAGGCAAGGATGATGGTGAACGTCAGATGTATTATGGATTACATAATTGTGGCGAGGCTAGTTTATATAGTGGTGAAGAGCAGGCTAAAGAAGGTGAGTTAGTTAAGGTAATGAGTGCAAAGAACTTACCACCATGCGATATTATGAAGATAGATACAGAGGGT